ACGGAAACGTCGAAGAGGTCTAGGTCGTTGATCTCTCGGATCGCTTGGCCCTCGTCTTCTGTCCATTGATCGTCCCGCACGACGAAGCCGAAGGACATGGAGTCCAGATCTCCGCGACGGATGCTCTCGATTGTGTCCCGGCCGACGCTGGTGTCGGGAGGATCGATCTCGACTCGGAGACCGACTTCATCTACCAGCATTCTCAGAGTGCCAGACTTGGAGCGGCCGAGAATCATCTTAGGATCGTGATCGACCAGAGCCCGGACATCATGTTCTTCGACCAAGGCCCGATCGAAAGCGCCCGGTTTTATGATCTCTTTGAACTGGCCCAGATCTCGCGACTCAGAATCAAAGACCGAGGCATAGCCGACGATGGTCGGAAGGTCTGATTCGTCGTCGACGACAATCGCCCGAGAGGTCCGGACTTCGAGAGTCTTGGGGTTGGCTTTGCGGTTGTATCCCATACCTCCCCCAGATTCTCCGGTGAGAGATTCGTATTCCCCGTGTGTAGAGCATGGCATGAAGATAGTTTCGCCGTCGACGGTCATCTGGTGAGATCCCTCGCAACCGATCGCCTCCGCTCGGTCGTTTGCTTCTTCTTCAGTCGTGTATTGGTCGGTTCCGACCCGTGCGCGTTGTTCGTCCATGTCTTCGCCTTTCGTGCTAAGAGGATGCTCCTCAGGAAGGAGGTCTGTATCGTGTTTGCCCGATCGGAAGCGAAGATTCCGCAGGGCGTAGAGAAAAGAGTTCACGCGGGCGTATGCCCATTGTTCGGGAGAAGTGACAGTCGGCCGGACCGACTGGGGGTTTGTCTTGTAGGCGCCGACCCCGCGGTCGAAGACCTTCTCGAGAGTTGCGAGCGTTGTCTGCTTTCGCGGATCATCTCCGACGTCTTCTTTGTGTTCTTCGAGTTTGTTCTCGAGACCCTTCTCGATTGCCGGCGTGAGTTGACGCTCCTCCAGCTTGACCTTCATCTCGTCGAGGACCCCAGTCATCCGATCGGCGCCTAAGACTCCGACGGTTCCCCATTTGACCTGTGCGACGATGCCAGCGATGTTCGAGAGGTTAGGGGATAGGTCTTCGTCCATGAACTGAGACCCGTCCTCGAAGTGCCGAGCGGCCCAAGCCTCTCTCTCTCGGATCCAGTCCAAGACCATCTCCGACTCGACTCCGCGGTTGGCCCGCTTCCAGATCTCGAAAGCGTCGTTCCCGCGAATGTTCCCCCCGGCGTCCCAGATCTCCGGAAAGTCTTCTTTCAGATCTCGAGCGTATTGGTGAGGGAAGACGTCGAAGTTCGAGTTGTCCAGAGACACCTCGAGATCATCGCCGCTTTTAGGGAAGTCGGTCGCCATCAGCGAACCGCCTCGATCCAAGACTTGTCCCCGCTCCGATATGGATTGTGCCTGATGTCGGTCCGGACTGGGTAGTCGCTCCCATCGGTTTCGGTAACGTTGTCGCCTTGCAGGATGAAGGACTCACCCAAAGCGACGACCTTGTCGGAGAGACTGTTCCGAGAGTCTTCTAGGGATCGCCATCGGATCTCCTCGACCCCGGCCGCCCGAAAAAGTTCCAGGACGATCGCACCTTCGGCCCGACGGAGTTCATCGTCCAAAATGTCCGCGGTGTGTCTGGTCTTCCAGCCGGCGATCGTGTTGGCGATGTTCCCAGAGCCGCGAAGAGCAGCGATAGATCTCTGGGACCTACGGGTCGCGAATCGTCGAGCCAAGTCCTCGAGGGTTCCCTCTGAGAGTTGGATCCGGTCTTCGGCGTCGAGTTCGTCTTGGACCGTGAAGGAGAGACCTCGAGCGAGAGTCTCCAGGGTCGGGAGGATCAGAGAGAAGGCTTGTCGCTGGTAATCGCCCTGGAAGAAGTCCTCGGCCCAGTCGAAGAAGGTCGTGTCGTCCCGCTTCGCATGTTCGCGAGATGCAGCTCGAGACTCGAGTCGAGCCAGTCTTTCGAGAGTGTCCAGCATCGCCGGCGAGGTTTGTTCCCGTACCCGCGAGCGATCGTCGTGAACTGATCGGATCTCGAGGGATCGCATCTCCTCCGGCATGTCGGGCTCTTGATCCGGAGTGAGTGCTTCCATGTTCAGAGGTGTGAGATACTTGTCGCCGATCTCGCCCAGAGGATCCAAGTTCTCGATCGCCCGGATGTCATTCGCCGAGAGGAAGCCCGCTTGACGGCCGGTCTGGTAAGCCTTGAATCTTGTCTCCAGATCGCCGCGGAGAAGGTGATCGAACGAGAACTCGGCGTATACGTCGCCGGCCGAGGGGAGAAGTTTGGATTTGATCTCCGATTCAATCCGTCTGGCCCAAGGTGTCAAGGTGTGAACGACGAAGGCCCGATTGAGTTCACCGATTGACCCATATGATCCGGCGTTCTCGAGGTCGGCCAGCATTGACGGAGGGACTCGGAAGATCCGAGCGATCTCGGCGACTTGGAACCGTCGAGTCTCGAGGAACTGAGCATCGTTCGGGGTGATGCTGATCGGCTTGAAGTCGATCCCAGCTTCCAGCAAGGCGACCCGAGCCGAGTTCCCGCTCCCCTTATGGATCTTCTCCCAAGATCGACGGAGGTTTTGGAAAGCCTCGTCCGACATCTTCCCAGGGACCGAGAGGATCCCCGAAGGCGTGCCGGAGTTCCCAAAGTATGCGGCGCCATACTTCTCCGCCGCCAAGCCCAGACCGATTGTCTCTCGAGCCAGACCGATCGGGGAGTATCCGACTAGACCGACTTGCCCCAAGGCCCGAATATGAAGTACCTCTTCCGAAGTAAGAGCCCCTTGGACAGTTCCTCCGGTGATCTCGTAGGCGACTCGACCCGATTCCGTCATCTTGACGTCGATATATCGGGGATCGAGCGGAGTAAGACCCGTGACCTGGCCGGCGTTGTTCCTGGAGATGTAGGCGTAGCCGTTGCCGTAAGTGCAAGCATGCGAGACGATGGTCTCGATCATCATGAAGGAGGTCAGATTCGGGTCGGCTTGATCGCGAAGGATGGAGTAGATCGGGAGGTCGGTCGCTTGTCGCCGGCCGTCATCCGTCTCTCGATAGGTGATCAGAGGAAGAGCCGCGAGCGATTCCGAGATGATCCGGACGCATGAATAGACCGCCGTCAGAGCCAGAGCTGAAGTCTCGGAGACCTCCATCCCAGACGAGGCAGGACTCCCCAGAAATGAGAACTTGTCTGGAGATTTAAAGGTATGCCGAACTTCTTCGGCGGGTCTGGTTCGTCGGAAGATATCTCTCAGAGGCATCGGATTCCTCGGTCTCCATACACTTCATCCGGATCGACTTCCGGTTCTTGTGACTCCATAACGCGACCGATCGCCATTACAAGAGCGACGATACCGTCTATTCGTTCGGCATTCTTACGCGCACCGCTGGTCTTCTTGGTTGGCTTGATGTTGCCGGCCGGGTCCATCTCGACCCGAACTTGTGAAGCCTGAGCCCGAAGGATCGGGTGTCCGCCGTGCCTGAGTCGCTTCGAAAGGACCAGTTCCTCGAGCCGTTTGGAGGGTCCGCTCATCGATCGATACCCTTGACCCATGAAGGTGACTGGAGCGCCTTCTTTGTCGAGTCTGGTCGCGATGTCGGTCGCATTCCATCGGTCGAGGGTGACTTCCCGGACCCGATACTTCTCGACGAGTTCCATGATCTTTGCCTCGACGAAGGCGTAGTCGGTGACGACTCCCGGCGTAAGTTGGATATGTCCCTCGTGAGCCCAAGCCCGATAGGGGATCCGGTCCCGGCGTTCTCTGGACTCGATGTTGTCTTCGGGAAGGAAGAAGTACGGGAGGACAGAGATCGACCCATCGTCATCGGGAAAGACCGCGACGAGCGCCGTAGTGTCGGCGGTTGAGCCGAGGTCGAGACCGAGCCAGCATTCTCGCCCGACGAGACTTTCGGAGTCGATCGACTCTTCGCTCATCTCGTCCCATCGATCCATCGGGAGCCATCTGGTCTCCTGTTCGGTCCAGACGTTGAGATGAAGCCGGAGAAAGGTGTTGACGTACGCCGGGACTTCTTTCGCCCGTTGGCATTCTTGTTCGAGGTAGTCCTCCGAGATCGAGACTCCGAGGCAAGGGTTGGCGATCTTCCAGGTCTCCGGATCCGTCCAGTCCGAGCCTTCCGGCGCTGCATAGACGACGGGGAGAAAGCGAGCGTCTTTGATCGTTCCATCTCGGACCTTCAGCGCGTAATCGTGTTGCTCCCAGGCGATCGAGGTTCTCGAGTGTCCGGCCGTCGTGATCGCGATCGAGAGAGGTTGGGCTCTGGCGCCCATGGAGGTGTGTAGGGTGTCCCAGAGATCTCGGTTGGGCCAGACATGGACCTCGTCCGCGATCAGGCCGGAGAGGTTCATCCCGTGTTTCGTGCCGGCATCGGACGAGATGACCTTAAAGCTGCTCTGAGAATGCTCGAAACGTATCTCCCGACGGTATACCTTGGACATCTTGGAGAGCATCGGATCGCCTTGGATCATGCCCTTTGCGACATCGAACACGATCGCCGCTTGATCTCGGTCGCCGGCCGCGGAGACGACTTCGGCCGATTGTTCGCCATCGCCGTAGAGGAGATAGAGCCCAAGGCCGGACGAGATCGTCGACTTTCCATTCTTCCGAGGGATCTCGAGCCAGACGCGCCGGTATCGTCGAAGCCCCTTGGCGTCAACCCATCCAAACATCGTTCCAAGGAGGTCCCGTTGCCAAGGGAGAAGGGTGAAAGCCTCGCCGGCTTGGAGCCCCTTCTGGTGAGTGAGGAACTTCTCGAAGAATCCGATCGCCCGGTCCGCTTTGCCCTGGTCGAAGATGAAGCCGTTCGAGTCTCGCAGCGCGTCGTAGCCGGCCAGATCGCTCGGAGGTTCAGAGCCCAAGGATCTGTTTCTTCTCATCGTCCAGAGCGTCCAAGGCGTCCGGAGCTTCTTCCAAGAGTGAGAGTTGGCGGAGCCATCGAGAGATCCGGTCCGCGGCCGCGACCTTCATGGCTTGGCCGGGATGTGCGACTGGTTGGCCCTGAGAGCCTTCCGCGATCAGACCTTCGACTTTCAAGATCTCTCTGAGTTCGAGGAAGTCCCGGATCGCTTCCCTCATCTGGCGGAGGAGAATCTTCTCCGAGGGATTGAAGTTCCGCATCTTTTCGAGTTCGCCGATCAGATCGTCGGCTTGGGTTTCTACGTCTTCGGATCTGGTCATCCATGAGCCTCCGATTCTGAGTCTACGGTTTCTGGATCATCTTCGCTCAGACAGAGAACTTCGGAGTGTGTCTCGATCCAGACCCGAGCCCCGCATGAGAGCGGTTTGTCTGGGGAGTAGACGATCAGACAAGGACCGTCGATCTTGACCTTCCAGCAATATTGGTTCTGCTTGTAATCCTTCACGGTGATGACCGGGTCGTTCGTGCCGTTCTTCTTGTTGGATCGGATCTTGTGCTGGTTGATATGGATTCGTTTCTTCATGCTTTTACCATACGCAAAAGACCCGCCGAGGCGGGTCGGGGGTTTGGGGTTCAGTTCTTTAGGATCCGTTTGGCGCCCTTCTGGATTAGGCTTCGAGCGACCCAAGTCAGGGGAGGCCGGAGGCCGTTGGGGTCGCCGAGTTTCTTCATCTGCTCGGCTTGGATCTCTTCGAGGAGAGCGATCGTCTCCTCGTCTTGGATCAGGATCGACTTTTTCTTGGGTTTGGTTTCAGGCATTTTGATTCCCTTCGGGGTTGAATTGGTTTGAAATCGAAAATCGTTCTCGGCGTGTTTCTAAGTCTCGGTTCAGGTCTTCGCATGCTTCCAAGATGTCCGATTTGGTGAGTTCCGATCTCGTCTCATGAAGAAGACCGAAGTAATGCGGATCAAGATTCTCGATTTCTGATTCCGCTTCCGGTGTGAACTGGCAGTACCAAGAGCGAACAGTGCGGTCGTACCAGTATTCGATGTCTCGGTTGAACTTGTGAGTCTTCATCTTTAGGGTTCCTCTCAGGCTTTCTTGCTGGGGCTCATAGGATTCATCAGGTTGAAAGACTTCTTAGTTGGAGCCTTCTTGGGAGATGATCCCGTAAGGGGAAAGGTCTTTCCGTTGAGGGTGTAGAAGCCGGATCGAGTCGAGTTTGCGTTGTTCATTTCTGGGTTCCTTTTCTGTGCTGGCTTCATTGCCATGCCCTAAGTATATCGGCATCTTCTTAGTGTGTCAACAGTCTTGGAAGAAAATTTTGAAAAAAAAAGAAGCACCTCCGGAGAGGGGCGGGTGTGAGGTTTCATTGATGAGAGTAGAAGTGTTTACGGCCAAACGATTCGAGCCTGACGCTCAGCATCCAAAACTTTGAATGAATTCTGGTTCCGTCGAGTTCAGTTTCCAGTTTGGGACGGGGCAAAACGTCGAGAGTTCTGGCCTGATGTTTGGTGAGGCCGTAGTCTTCTGGATTTTCTTTGATTGCATCAATCATCAAATATGCAGAAGCGGTGTCATTGAACTTTTTGGCACGTTGGAGGTTAGTTGTAAAGATCATTTCTGGTTTCCTTTCATGGCTTGATTGCCATGCCCTAAGTATATCGGCATCTTCTTAGCTTGTCAATAGTCTTAGAAGAAAAAAAGTAAAAAAAAAAGAGCCCCTCCGGAGAGGGGCGGGAGGACTCAATAGCGGTGTCCATAGTTGGACAAGGCATACCAGTTAGGGACATCGAGACAATCACAGATCTGATCTCGGATCGCGTCGGCCTCCTGGCCCCAGATATCTTGGGTCGATCGGGGAAGCGTCCCGCGGGTGTAGGAGATGATCCGGACGCATCCGTTCGAGAAAGCGATGAGACACTTTTCGCCGCCCCTAGGACCCTTGACGTAGACGACGGCATCGGTGTAGTCGGTGTTGCTGGTTCCGCCGAGGGTGACTTTGTAGGAGGTCTTGCCGATTGTGATTTGGGAGTTGGTCATTTGTTGGTTTCCTTTTCTTGGCTTGATTGCCATGCCCTAAGTATATCGGCACTTTCTTAGTGTGTCAATAGTCTTTGAAGAAAAGAGTTGAAAAAAAGGGGAGAGGGAGAAAAGGGGACTCAGATGGGGTAAAGAGGGAGAGGGGCAAAACCTCAAAAAGTGATATCCGCTTTTTTGAGCCA